TCTTTACCTTTAGAGGCTTGATAATGATTCCAATAATCATAAAACATACCATATGGTTCTAAACTTTTGTCTCCGGCAGAGAACTGTAAAACACTACCAGGAATCTTCATATTTATTTCCTCCTTTTAATTTTTAAACTAATCTACACTTGGGTTAGCAATAACCTGTAGTTTATATGCAGTAACACGTTGGTCATCACCTAAAGTACCATCTGCTTTTGAAATATATGTAGTATCAAGCAATTTGAGAGATAAAGCACTGCCAGCTTTGGTACTTCCCCAAACAAGATCAAACCTATTGTCGGCAGCATTAGCATAAGTATTCGAACTTACTGCACCACTAAAGCCTTCGGCAGTCATTGTAAGAATATCGCCAACCTGTGGTTTGAATGCATCGAATACTGTACACGTTGAAATATTAAAATTCTGAGGATCAACATCAAGACCTCTATATTTATAAGTGCCAGAAGTAAGTAAATTTACATCTTCCGACCCCGCCATCCAATAACCTCCGGCAGACCCCGTACTAGCAGTTACATTCCAAATCTCACACCCAGTCGTACCAGCAACCAGCGAATCCAAATAGAAAACATATCCATTTGCCAAACTACCACTTGTATACTGAGCAGAACGATTATAAGAACGCACATCAGTTGCAGCCACATCATTTTTAATTAAAACATTATAAGCCATTTTATAAATTCCTCCTTTTTATTAATCCCAAAGACTCTTTTTAGATTCTTTGGATGTATTTCTGAACGGCATACCCACTTTCTTTACTTCTTGGGTATTCTCATCTTTTCTAAAATCTTTAGTATAGACAAAAGCTTTTGCCTTTACTGCGTTACGCCAGCCATCAATTGTCTCTAAAGAAAAATTAGCAGATTCCTCTTTCAAAGCATCCAATTCGTCTTTTGGAACAAAATCCTCTACATCCTTTAACGTAGTGGCAATTTCAAATTCAAATCTTTCTTTTTCAATTCCATCTTTATATTCTTTTAAACTTGCAATTTCTTCTGAAAAAGCAACTTTTTCTTGTTCAAGAGTTTCAATCGTTCCATCTTTATCTACAAGTAATTCTTGCATTGAATCGATTTTTCCAAACAAAATATCTAAAACTAATTGCGAATCAATTTCCTCTTTTTCTTTTTGCGATTCTGCAAATAATGTTTTATAAGAATCACTTTCCATGTCAAATAAAGCTAAAATCTTCTCAAAATTAAATTCCATCTGTTTCTCCTTTCCGCATCCCATTTCTTCAATCGGATCACAATCTTCTTTGTCGTCATCTTCTGGAATGTCGTCTTTTGGTAGTTCAAAAGAAGAAGTAGCTTCTTCTTCAGAATCTAATAAAATAGTGGTATCTTTTTCAATAATTTCATCATCAGTATTATCCTGATCACCAAATTCTTTTGTGTATGCCTCATTATATTCTTCTTGTTCTTTTTCGAAAGAAACCATTTGAGCACTTGCTCCAGGCGAACCTTCAGTAATATAATCGCCAAGCAAACATATGCCACTATAAACAAAACCTAACATCTCAGTTAAGCCATCAACTCTTTGTTCTTTTTCGTAAAGTTCCATTTCAACACTAACTTTTTTCTTTTTATCTCCATCTCTTTTAAAGAATTCGATAACCTTTGGAGCATAACGATTCCAAACTTTAGCAATAACACTTAGTCCAATACGACCATTATCTAGAGATATAAATTCAACGCTATCAGGAACAACGAACCCCGCTATCAAAGATTGTCCTGGTTCATTGTGACTTGCAAAATCATCTAATATTTCTGAAACAGAATAAAGAACTGGCTTGTTATAAATTGTAAATGCAGTTTCTCTCAAAACCTCTTCGCTACAAGTATAGTTATTTCTATTTTCACCAGAGCTAAATGCTAATATTTTGGCAGTCGAAAACTGAGAATCATTGTCTTCTTTTAAAAGATCGACTCCCTCAACTTCAAAAATAATTTTTTCCAAATTTTTCTACCTCCTTCCAGAAAGATGCAAACTCTTTCAAAATTATAGTCTTTCAAGAGCTTTCATCCAAAAAGGAATCTTTTTATAAACCTCATTGAATAACTCTGTTTTTACAAAAAAATATTTATTATTTTTTATGTGTATTAAGGGTAAACCCTTTTCCAACAGATATTTTCCTATAATATGATTGCATTTAAACCAAGATTGTAAATCGTCTTCTGTCGGATTAATCACATACATAGTGCCTCCAATTACCAAGCAATCCAATACATCTTTTGGTTAACTTCAAGAACTGAGCAACCAGAAACAGCCGTTACTACCAAAGAACCACTTGCAGAATCAACATAGCGCGGTTCAGAAATAAGACTCCCAGAAAGGTATGTTTGTAGATTAAACCCGACAATACTTCCCAATCCAGTAGCGATAGTTACCACAGATGCATTGGTATGCAGGGCATAAACAAGCATTGATCCACTGGCAACCACCTGTCGGTCTTCCAAACCTTGTAAAAATGTACCACCAGTTATATTTTGAAATGCTTTGTTCATCTTGTTGATTTTTGTTGCATTTGCATCACTAATACTCGAACTCATAATATTTCCTCCTATATTTTATTAGCCGAGGCCAGATTTTTCATCCGTCAGGCTAAACTATAAAATTTTGATATAATAAAATTGTGTTTTTATTGGAACTTTAAACTGTTCCACCTTTTTCAATGTTTCCCCCATCAGAACGCGTCTGTGTTCCTTCTTCGCTTAAATCACCAGTAGCCTTTTTAGGTCTTCCGGCATCTTCCTTTCCGCTTAACTGGAAAGATGATATAATAGGAGTAAGATTGTCTACCCAACCTTGTGCCCTTGATTCTGCCATGTGACGATCCATTTCAAATGGATTCATTCCTATGGCGGCGGCAACCTTTTGGGGCATTACGATACCCTTATCTACCAATGTCACTTGCTGATTAAGTCTAAATTCTCTGTTATTAAAAAAGTTTGTACCTTCAAATCTAAATTTAAATTTAAAATCTTTAGTTTCTTTGTTTACATAATAATTCAAAAATTGTTCAAATTGCGGATATATAGACATCATTAATTGCTCATCTGCATTCAAACTCAATTGTGTTTCAATTGCATTAGGTTTTTGATCACTATTATAAATAAGGTTTGTATTTACACCACTTGTTGCCAAAGCAGTTTTCAAATAAGATGAATATAATTTTTCCTCTAGTGGAAAACTAATAGCCTGACTGTTATTCAAAGGTGCGGCTGCGGCTTTCACAGCATCCCCAATGGCAGCTTTTACTACAGCCATAAATTTTCCCAAATTAGATGGAGAAATAGCAAATTGATCTCTTTGCTTAGTTCCTGCGTCTTTCAACAAAGGAATTTCTCCATAAAGCATCTTTGCAGCAGTAGCCATATTTGCGCTTTTTTGTAAAGATCGCATAAGTGGTTGTTGAATCAAATCAAGAAACATACCAGTAAAATATGGTACTCTTGTAACAACAGTGGGATTCATTTTCCATACCCATCCAACATCAACGGGAACTTCTTGCCAATAAGCCCAAGCATTTTCTCCCCTAACCATTGGATTAAAAGATGGTTTATATGTTTCAACTTTTTTATTTGCATGAAAGTCATTCCATTTTTCAATAAAAAAGTCTGGATAAGAATTAATATCTACTCCACCCTGATAAAACCAATTCATATTGAAATCAAATACAAATCCATAATCCCACCTTGCAGTAATTAATGTATAATTAGGACTTGAAGGCAATTCCTGTAATATGATTTTATCTTCACTAAATCTAGGACAGGCAAAAAATGTTTCATTTCTTAATAATTGTTGCGAAACATTAGAAAATTCTTCAATATAATCAAAACGATCAAAAAATCTTTTAACCTTATCTAAGTCTTTTCTATATTTTGCGCTTTTATAATCAGAATCTTTTGTTGCATTTGTACAAACATAGGTCATATCAAAAGAAAGCATATTTCCAAGATAAGAAAGCAATCTACGGTAAGGCTGAGATTGAATCTCAAAATCTTGGGCAAATTCTTGAATAACTGTCTCGGAATTTTTAATATCATCTATAGCATTCTTTAACGTTGTTTCAGTCGCTTGTCTTTGGTTTAATGAAATATCTTTTAAACGTTGATTCAATAAAAGGGGTGTGATTCCATATGATCCCATGCCATTAATGGCATCAGCAAATTTAATTACATAGCTTACATCTTCAATTGTAATCTCTTCTTGTTCTTCTTGTTCTTCTATAACTTTAGCCAATCATACCTCCTTTCTACGTTGATTGAACCAACGAAGCGATATAATCATAGTCATCGCTAGTATCTTCATCTCTGATCAAGTCTTGATCAAAAAAAGATACAAAATAATTAGCATAACTTACCGCAGTATAACGATCTTTTCTGCTACCGGAAGGTTCTACCAATTTAATATTTCCAGCAACCATCATCATTGACAAATTGATACATTCATTGACAAACAAAGATGTTTGATAATATGGAGAGATATAAAAAGATTGATTATCTATAAATTCCTTTGAATCTTTTGAATTAATAAGATAATCCTCTGCTTTAGGAACATCATATAAAAATCCCCACATTTTTTTCTGTAATCTATCTCTCATTTCAACGGCTATTTGTGAATTAAGTTTACCAGTTCCACTAATTGGATAAATAACTGGTAAAGAATTTAATCCCAAAGTTCTTGTCGTTAATTCATCAATAGTATTTTGATCAATACTAGGATGATCCATTACGGTCATAGCCGGATATTCAATATCTCGTTCATCATCTTTGCTTATTATTCCAAGACTATCCATCAATGTTATACCCGCATTTGCCACATCCAAAATAATATAGTCTGCACCAAAGTCATGATATAATTGTTTTATGCGTAATGCCTGTAAAATTGAATTTCTCCCAACATGTGATTCCATAAAAACTAATTCTCTAAAATATCCCTTATGAGTTGGCAATAACCTCACGCACACAGAAATAGAAAGGTCATTTGCCTTTCCTGGTCTTTGTGCAATATCGCAAGACAATATTCTCAATTCACCATCTGTTCTTGGAATATCATATGGATTTTTTTTTGGATTATATGTCCTCATTATCTGTGGATAAAAAGCCTTTTGTATTTTCCTTGCTTTATCAAACATTTTTAATTTAAAATACGCATCCGCAGATTCTCCCCAAGGAATATTCAAATATTCTTCTAATGCGGTAACTTCATCCATTTTTGAGATTTCATTTTTAATTTGTCTTTGTGTTTTTATACCATGCTTAATAGCAAGCAAATAATCAAGGGCTATAAATCTAGAGTTATCGCCATTCAACATATTCTTTATTGTTTTCTTTGTTTCGTCAAACCACCATAATCCCTTATGATATGCGGATGAAATAAAAACTTCTTTAGACTCTTCTTTTAAATGAGAATATTCTGGAATTTTTAAATATGGGGTTTGTCTAACATAAGCAAACGGTCTAATGACTGCATCAAGAATTTCTTTATCAATCAACCTAAATTCTTCATAAATTGTAAAAGTGCTTCTGTTTCCTCTGGAGCTATCTCTAGTAGCAAGTACCTTTATAGAACTTCCATTATGAAATATAACTTCTCTCACGTTCATATTGGCAACAACATTACTAATTTCTCTTGCCAAGT